TCTGACCGGTGGGCTGCAAAAAGCATTAGTCATCGCTCGCACCGAGCAGATGCGGGTGTATCGCCAAGCAGGTCTAGATCAGTACAAGGCCAGTGGTGTGGTCGAGGGCCAGAAGCGATTGACTGCACACGATGGGCGAGTCTGCATAGCGTGTCTTGCTGATGACGGCGCCCGCTATAGTCTGGACCAGGTCATTCCAGACCATCCGCAGGGACGATGCACTGGTGTCCCCATCGTCAAAGGGATGGATGAGATCACGTGGTTGATGGGGGAAGAGTGGTTTATACGGCAGTCTGCTGAAGATCAACTCAGCATCATGGGTCCCGCACGATTAGACGCGTGGAGGTACGAACAAGTTAAGTTCAAGCAGATGGGTGCCCGCACGTTCGACTCTACATGGGGAGGCGGTCTGGAGGACGTGAGTCTGAAAGATCTGGGACTGAGGAAACCCACGGTAACGCCAGAAATCGTCGGGGAGAGATGGCTGCGTGACATCCGTGCGCATCCCGGCACGGTGTTGAATGAGCAAGAGACGTCTGATAATCAAATGGTGGGGTGGCTAGGGACTGAGGATGTGACGTCTAATTTTGCTAAGAATGAGATCGTCACCAAATTGGTAGAACAGACGGGCCTCGAATACGACGACGTGAACCTGTTTATTGGTCAGTGGGCACAATCGTCCAACGACGAGGATATGAGATCGCTGGCTATTCAGCGGGACGCAGCCATTATGTTGGGTCAGGATCTCCCAGAGTGGCAACAGAACAAAATACTAGATGTGATGCGGGAACGGCAAGGTAAAATTGAGTCTGTCGAGAGTACGTATAAGATGACAGAAGAGGAAGGGAAAGGGATGGGATGGATTGATGCTAAGTACTATCCGCTCATGAGCAGCGACAAACAGCAGCAGCTTCTGCGCGCAATGTACGACAACACTCAAGAACGCCTGGACGCTGAGGGGATTGGCGATACGATTAGATTACGTCGTGGCATGCTTGTCGATCGTAAAGTTTACGACAAATGGGAGGTAGATGTTGGGGCTTGGGGGGCTGTTGACTGGTCCCCGGACGTGGAATACAGTGGCAGTGTGTTAGAGAGCTGGTCAGTCAACTCCATAACAGCTGAGGGTTTTGCTGACGTTGAATATGCCAAGGCCGGTCAAGTCGGTGTCGTATTCGAGATGGACATTCCCCGAGAGCGTCTGATCAGTAGTGCGCGGTCTGGGTTTGGTTGTCTATCGGAGTACGAGTTTGTACATCTAGGCGCGTATGGGGACGAAAAGGCACGAGTCGTGTTTGTGTCAGAGTCGGGAGAAGAGACAGATGATACTTGGTGATGGTTTGACGAAGAGTAGAATGACGAGGACTGATGGCCAAGAAACCGATCGCCGTATTTGACATAAGCGATACTCGAGATCCGGCACGCAATGAGGACTGGATCAAGACCGCGAAGAATCGGGCATCAGAGGCGGCTCTTCATGACAAGATCGCACGTGACCACGCCACTCAGGCCGAGTCACCCGGCGACAGCAAGACCACGGCGGGATGACCCTTGATTTCCCCCGGAAAGGAGATATAATATAGATGAAGAGGGCACAGGAGTCGGATCAGGCTCTTCACGACTTTATGATGGTCGTGCGCGATGCCCTGCTAATGATCGTTCGGTACATTGAAAAGAGGTACGGGAAGCAGTAGGTAGCACACAAGCGCATACGGTTGGACGCGATAAGCGTTTGGCCCCATGACGTCGGTTGGGCGGGAGCCTGGCTGATGGAATGGGGTTTTTTGTTTCTAGGGCGAGATGCCCGACTAACGCGAGATGCGGAGGTAGGAAATGGCGGTAACAGTACCAGAACCAGTGGCAGTAGTAACACCAGTAGCAGCAACAGAACCAGTGGCAGGAGGGGCTAGCGAACCATCAGCTCCCCTCACCTACGATACCTGGTACGGGTCTCTGGGAGACGACGTCAAGGCTCTCCAAGACGGGCATGTTGCTGGGCTCAAGACCGCGTTGGGGTCCGAGAGGGACCAACGCAAGGCCCTGGGAACGCAGTTGCGAGAAGCGACTGTGAAACTAGAAGAAGGGTCTGATGCACGAAAAGCTCTTGAGGTCATGACCGACAAGCTCGAAACCATGGAGCAGCGGGCACAGTTCTACGAGGATGCGGGCAGACCGGAGACCGGGTGCCCGAGTCCCAGACTGGCCTATCTTGCTGCACGGGAGGGTGACTACTTCGACCGCAGAGGCAATGTGACTTGGAACAAGCTCAAAGAAGACTATCCCGAACTGTTTGTCAAGCCTAAACTGGCTCCAGCGAGTGCAGGGGCGGGAGTGGGCCAGACGGGAAGCGCGGCTGCAGGAACAGGAGCAGGAGGGATGAATGATTTCATCCGCGCCGCATCGGGAAGGGAAACCTAGACTTAGGGAGGTGAATCATGCCCGGGTACTTCAACAAAACAATCAGTCGGACTGACGCGCAGTCGCTGATTCCGGAAGATGTTTCTCAGGAGATTATCAAAGGCGTTTCGCAGATGAGCACGGTCATGAAGTTGGCCCGGCGTCTCCCCGACATGCCTAGTGCCCAGCGCCGTATGCCAGTCCTGTCGTCTCTCCCGACAGGGTATTTCGTGACTGGCAGTACCAGCAGCGCTGGTGGGCTCAAGAAAACCGCCGAGATGGCATGGTCAGACAAGTACCTGAACGCCGAGGAGATCGCGATCATCGTCCCGATCCCCGAGAACGTTCTGGACGACGTCAACTACGACATCTGGGGCCAGATCAAAGAGCCGATTCAGGAAGAGTTCGGTCGAGTCTTCGACGCTGCGGTCTTCTTCGGGACAAACGCACCGGCGGTCTGGCCGGACGACCTCGTAACTGCGGCAACTGCTGCAGGCAACGCAGTCGCCTTCGGCACTGGTGCTGACCTCTACGACGACCTCATGAATGAGGATGGAGTCATCGCTCAGATCGAAGAGGACGGTTTCATGGCATCCGGACACGTCGCAGCCATCTCGATGAGAGGTAGGCTTCGAGGTCTGCGGGACTTCAACGGTAACCCAATCTTCGTTCAATCCATGGCCTCACGGACAGGCTACGATCTCGACGGTGGGCCGATCGAGTTCCCTCTGAACAACAGTTGGGACGTAGCGACTGCTCTGCTCATGAGTGGCGACTGGACTCAGCTGGTCTACTGCATGCGTCAGGATATCACGTACAAGATCCTGACCGAAGCGGTGATTCAGGATGAGGCAGGTAACATCAAGTTCAACCTCGCGCAGCAAGACATGGTTGCGCTTCGTTGTGTGATGCGGCTCGCCTGGCAGGTCCCGAACCCGATCAACAAGCTTGTAGAGGACGAGGATGATCGATTCCCGTTCGCCGTGCTGACGCCGTAGTCGGGGTAACTAGTTGATACATCAAATATCCCACAGCTGCGCCCATAGGGCTTTCGGTGGGAGGGAGGGAATATCATGGGTCTCTATCCGCATCTAATCACTGAGTATCTGACCGCGCTGCAGATTCCGCGCGGGCCGGACTCCAATGTCTACCTGGTTGACACCGAAGAGGGCGATGACAACAACATCGGTGATCGGTTCAATCTGCCCCTCAAAACCCTGGCGGAGGCAGAAGACAGGTGTGTTGCTGATCAACACGACGTCGTCCTGTTCTTGGCGAGGGCCACGGCCGACAACCCGGCTGCGGAGATCGCATGGGACAAGGACTACACGCACTTGTGCGGTCTGGGCCCGACTCTGTATGGGGTCGGCCAACGAAGCCGTGTGGTTGCGGCCGCAGCGACTGCCCTGTTGTCGACGATCACATTCTCCGGGGACGGCTGCATCGTCAAGAACATGCAGTTCGGCAATGAGAAAGCAGCTGGTGTCGCGGCCGGGGTGGCAACCATCACTGGCCAGCGCTGCTACTTCCAGAATGTGTTCTTCATGGTGCCTTTCGCGACGGATGCTGCATCCTACTCACTCAAGCTGTCGGGCGGGGAGAACACGTTCGTCCGCTGCAGCATCGGCCAGACGACAGCGGCGCGCGCAGCCGCTTCGTATGGGCTTTGGATGTACAAGGGTGCTGGAAACAACCAGCGCAACAAGTTCGTCAAGTGCGAGTTCAGGAGTTGGGCGGATGTGCCGGGAGCTGGCCATGTGCATGTTTACGTGGACGTCGACATCGACAACGAGGGCTGGACCCAGCAGTTTGAAGACTGCCTGTTCCTCCACCTCAACGGCGGCTCAGACTTGACCCAGGCGATCGACGACAACTGTGCTACAGCCCACCACATGATCGTGCTACGGGGGCATAACGCTTTTGCGGGAGCCACCACGATTGCAGACGACTTCGCCAACTTCTTTGCTGCTGACTACGCTACCGCCTTCAAAGGCGGTCTGATGTCCACTGCGATTGACTGAGGTAAAGCACCAGCCATTCGCATAACTGATACCAGGGCCGGCGATGCCGACCCTCTAGAAACAAGGAGGCTTATCATGCCTTTCGAACATGGTTCGTTTGTGCTCGATCTCGAGGGAGCGCTTCTCTTCGCCGGGGGCGAGATGGGCAGCGTGCTCAACCCTGAGGGCGAGGCGATCGTGATCACAGAGATGCTCCTCTACGTGGAGACACCCTCTACGGGCTCCGCCAACATCGATGTGGGAATAGGCGTAGCCGCTACGACTGATGCCACCGATCTGATCAGCGCTCTGGCGATCGACGGCTCCCTCACCGGCAAGGTGTATAGCGCGTTGGCCAAGACTGCGAGCCTTGAGCTCGTCACCTGGCCTGCTACCTCGTACCTCAATGCAACAGGCTCGGCGTCAACCGTGGGCTTCAAGGGGAAGCTCCTCGTCAAGTTCATGCATCAAGCGGCCTGAGGTAGCTGATGTCCGCAACAGCAGCACAGATCG